ATGCAACGGCGGATTGTCTTCATCAGATCAAACAGGTTTGTGCAGCGTTGGAACGTGCTCGTGCAATTTGATCCTGGAGAGGGTTACTGGAAGCAGAGGGCCAGGGATCTTGAAGAACGTGTCAAAGAGCTTGAGATCTTGTTGTTGGAATGCAAGACAACCCTCATGGTGGCCGGAAAAGGTCGCAGATTACGTGTTAAAATAGACAGGCGGTTGGAGAAGACGAATGAGTCTTGACAAAGTCAACAACAAGGCGCACCAGAAGATCAGGGACCAGGCTGTTGCCATAGAGAGCTACATCACAGGTCCCACCTGGAATGATGGAGGTTCCTATCATACGTGGGTGTATGAGATGATAGATGGAACATACATGAAGGTTCATCAACCAACCGACTATCGTTCAGAGATACAGGTCAAGCAAGTCTACAAAGTGGAGCGGACCATCGTCGAATACAAAGAGACAGCGCCGGAGTTGAGGTGATGACGCATACGTCAAAACTAAGAGAGTTTCACGCGGCATTGGGAGACACGGTTGATAGAAGACCGCAGATTGGTGCGATCAATGGTGAGCGAGAGAGCCTTGAGGATGCGAAAGCAATCCTGGAGGCTGTTGCATTAAACCTTTACCAAGACAACAAGGACCATGGTTCCATGCACCTCGTTCGTGCTCAACTTCTGATCAGCGAGGTGGCTGAGGTGGTAGAAGCCATCCTCGAAGGCAATATTGTGGATCTATTGGGCGAGATGATTGACTGCCAATATGTCATCGCAGGAACGCTCGTAATGTATGGGTTAGATGGCATTGCTGATGAAGCATTCGTCAAGGTCCATGCCTCCAATATGACGAAGATGCCACCATCGTTCGATGCTGGTGGTCGACTACTGAAGGGACCAGGGTATGTGAAGCATGACCTAACCGGCTTGGTGCAGGAGGAGGTGGACAGACATGACTCTTGAGTGGATTCTTGTCGCAATTTGGATGACCGGAAGTGCATGGCTCATCTGGGAATGTCATGATGGATCGGTCGGGAGACGTGACTAACAGACCTATGACTGGTCTGAGACAGACCTATCAGAATGGCTTGTAAGTTGTTGATATTGCTGAGCCAGACCTATCAGACCTATCAGACCTGATGGATTTGCCCAAACTGGCAGAATCTCCTGTGATTTCCAGTTGCATGAAAGTGATAGGTCTGATAGGTCTGATAGGTCTTTCTTATTTATATATTATATATTATATAATAAATATAGTAACTTACCTCGGCAAATTGCCAGACCTATGACAGACCTGACTGTCAAAGTGATAGGTCTCTTCTCACGATTCAGATCTCTTGTGTGTGTTGGGCTCATGGGCTAGAATCTCGGCAGAACGCGCAATTTTCCATCGCACGTGCGCACAGGAGAACAGAACGAATGGCCAAGAACGATGAGAAGAACGAAGTTTCTGCATGGACCCTCCACCTCCAAGAGATCGTCACCGAGCAGGATCTGGACGACAAGCGAACCAAGACGTTCATGGGGAAGCCAGTTGTTGAACAACGTCGCTTCGACGACAAGGCTGCTGCTCGTTACCTCGGCCACTACGCCGCCACAGGTCGCAAGGGCGATGCGGCCAAGGCTGCTGGAGTATCATACAATGTCATTCGCCACTGGGAGGTAAACGATGAAGACTTTGGTCAGCTGTGTCTAGAGGCTCACGAAGAGTGGCTCAATGTTCTGGAGCGAGAGGCCTTCCGGCGCGCGGTCGAGGGTGTTCTAGAACCGGTCGTGGCTGGCAAGGACGCCACGATCGTCACCTATGTTAAGAAATACGACACCAAGCTCCTCGAACTGCTGATGAAGAAGGCTGACCCGACTGGCTACGGCAATCGCCAGGCAGACGTCAACGTCAATGTTCAGACAGGCGTTCTCGTTGCACCAGCGCAGCACACCGAGGCGGACTCGCCTCTTGCCATCGAGGACATCGAAGAGTGAACTATCCTCTTCCAGGCAACGAGCCTTACAAGGGATACACGATCCCTGATCCGAAGGGTTGGGATGGCAGGGGATGGAAGCCTCTACCTGGATCTCAGTCCATAGTCATGTCACACTCTCATGTATTCGAGATCCTCTATCATGGGACCCGTGGTCCGGGCAAGTCGGACACCATCCTCATGGACTTCGCTCAGTTCGTCGGACGTGGCTGGGGACTGCAGTACAAGGGCATCATCTTCCGTCAGACCTTCCCTCAGTTGGAAGATCTCATCACCAAGTCGAAGCGCTGGTTCCCAACCATGTTCCCTGGGGCCAAGTGGAATGGCTCTGCCTACAAGTGGGTGTTTGCAGACGGGGAAGAGCTCCTCTTCCGTCAGTTCAACAAACCTGGCGATTATTGGAAGTACCACGGCCAGGAGTTCCAGTTCATTGGCTGGGACGAACTGACCAACTGGGCCACAATGGAGGGGTACACCTCCATGTTCTCCTGCCTGCGGACGACACACCCTGACATCCCTCTGCGCGTGCGCGCCACCACCAACCCTTATGGTCCGGGCCACAACCTCGTCAAGTTTCACTTCGAGCTGCCAGCCAAGGATGGTGTTCGACGCCGCAAGACGTACGAGTTCACCAACCCTGAGACAGGGGAGGTGATTCGTCGACAATTGACTAGGCTCACTGTCAAGGGCACCATTTGGGAGAACACCATTCTCCTCAATGCACAGCCCGAGTACATTGCACAACTCAAGGCACAGGCTGACAACCCGGCGAAGCTGGCCGCGTGGCTCGAGGGCAGTTGGGACATTGTCGCAGGCGGCATGTTCGACGACGTCTGGGACAAGGATATCAACATTGTCACACGGTTTCGGATTCCTCCAACATGGAGGATCGACCGCAGCTTCGACTGGGGTAGCTCTGCTCCCTTCGCTGTGGGCTGGTGGGCAGAGAGCGATGGCTCAGATTACAGGGATGCGGAGGGCAACTGGAGAAGCAGTGTCCCTGGAGACCTGTTCCGGATCGCCGAATGGTATGGTTGGAACGGCAAGCCCAACGAGGGGCTGCGTATGCTGGCTGTTGACATTGCCAAGGGGATCAGGGAGCGGGAGTTGATGCTCTTCCCTCAACGTAAGGTGCTTGCTGGTCCAGCCGATTCGGCCATCTACTCTGTGGAGAATGGTGTGTCGATTGCTGTGGACATGTCCAAGAAGATTCGCATGGACGATGGCTCCATGCAACCTGGCATCAACTGGGTACCTGCTGACAAGCGCCCCGGATCAAGAAAGACAGGCTGGGAACATCTTCGCAAGATGATGCGCGATGCCGGTCCTCCGAGGGACCAGAAGGGTGACGCTGTACAAGGACCAAGGGAGAAGCCTGGACTGTTTGTGTTCGACAACTGTGATCAGTTCATCAGGACAGTTCCTGTTCTTCCTCGTAGCGAGAAGGATCCGGACGACGTAGACACGGATGCTGAAGACCACATCGGCGACGAGGTGAGATATCGAGTAAGGAACACCGGCAACAGGGCCGGTTCTGGAAGAACGACAGGAAATTACTGATGGGCGTTGATTCAAAACATCCTCTTTGGAATGAGCACCGGGAAGACTGGGAGCTCATGCGCCACACATATCGTGGACAACGCATTGTCAAGGAGCAGGGCATTCGCTACCTTCCTCCGACTGCAGGAATGATCAGCGACGGCATGGGTAATGATAATGCCCCTGGCAGCAAGGCATACAAGGCATACAGGACCAGAGCACTGGTCCCCGACCTTGTCAGAGAGGCGGTTGAGGCTGCCATTGGTGTGATGCACCAGAAGCCACCTGTCATTGAGTTGCCTGATGCACTCAAGCCAATGCTTGAGATGGCAACTCTACGCAAAGAGAGTCTTGAGGTTCTTCTCCGTCGCATCAATGAGGCGCAGCTCATCTGCGGTAGACTGGGGCTTCTTGTTGACTTCCCAACCAACACCCGTGAGACTTCCCCTGACCTTCAGGGCACAGATGTGGTGACAACTCGTGGTCCATTGCCTGATCCCAATGTTCCATACATCGCCCTATATGAGTGTGAACAGATCATCAATTGGGATCAGGGATATCGGGACGGACTGGGTGTCGACACACTCAACTTTGTTGCACTTGATGAGTCTGAGTTCGAGCGAACGGACAACTTCGAGTGGCAGCAGGAACGCAAGTATCGAGTGTTGTTGCTCTCAGGCGACGATGAGGAGAATGTGCCAACTGGGACGTACCAAGTGGCTTCTTTCCGTGACAACCGAACAGAGTTCTCTCCCGATGCACTTTTCACACCCATGTTTCGTGGCAACACCATGGAGGAGATCCCATTCACGGTTGTGAACTGCAAGGATGTGGTGCCGGACCCAGATGACCCCCCTCTCCTGGGCCTTGCCAACCTCGTGGTCAGCATCTACCGGCAAGACGCCGACTACAAACAGACACTGTTCATGCAGGGTCAAGACACTCTGGTTGTCATTGGTGGACAAGCGGACGACGAAGAGCTTCGTGTTGGATCGGGAGCCAGGATAGATCTCGGTATCGGTGGTGACGCAAAGTACATCGGAGTTGACAGCAAGGGCCTCGAAGAAATGCGGGAGGCCATTCAGAACGACAAGTCAACCGCCAAGGGCAAGGCTGGTCAGCTTCTCGACACTGTCTCTAGAGAGCGAGAGTCTGGAGAGGCATTGAACATCCGCGTCGCCGCACGCACTGCGTCCCTCAAACAGATCGCTCTTGCCGGTGCCTTTGGTCTTCAACAAGCACTACGCCATGCTGCCCTTTGGGTTGGTGCGGACCCTGAACAGGTGATTGTTACACCCAACCTTGACTTCGTCGATGATAACTTCAAACCAGCGGACCTTGTTCAATTGATGAGTGCGAAGTCGCTTGGTGCACCAATCTCACTCGAAAGTGTACATGAGTTCCTTAGGGAGAAGGATGTCACATCTCTGGAGTTTGAGGAGGAGATGGACAAGCTTGAGGCAGAGGCAGAGATGTTGGCATCGACCAGCGAAGATATTCCGGAAGAGGAGCAGAACGATGACGGCGACGGTGACGAGACTGGGACAGAAGAATGAACCTGGCAAGGCAGAGGTCGTTGCCATGTTGCATGAAGCAATCTCTCGCGTAGAGAACGGCGAGGACTTCCAATACAAACGCGCTGTCCTACTTCTTTTGGACAAAGAAGATGATACGTACAACGTTGGCTTCATGAACGCAGGTCTCAGCATGTCGGAATGCATTTCCTTGACGGAGGTTGCCAAGACACAATTTCTGAACGAGATGTGCTACATTCCTGACCCATGTGTGTGCGATGGCTGACGAGCAGATCCCAGGCGTCCCCAGCAACGCGAATGAGGCATTCTTCGACGCGATGGTCAGACACCAGATTGGCTTGCTGCGGGTGTCAGGACGAGTGCGCAATCGCATCTTGGAACTCCTCGATGCTACCGAGGCCGACATGGCGGAGACGATCCGACGCAGACTCCAAGGCGTGTCCGGCATTGAGCGTCCCGCCACTCTGAGGCGTCTCGAGAGCCTCGTCAAGAGCATCCGTGCCATGCGTAGCGAGGCTTGGGTCAAGAGTGCTGCTGCGTGGAGGGAGGAGCTCTTGGAGATTGCCAAGGCGGAACCGGAGTTCATCGCCAGTGCCTTACGGACCGTCTCCCCGGTGCAATTGGATCTTGCTCTACCAAGCGCGCAGCTTCTCACATCCATTGTGACCACCCGTCCTTTCGAGGGCAAGGTGCTCAAGGATTGGGCTTCGAACATACGCAGAGTCGATCTAGATCGGATCGAGCAGCAGATCAGGATTGGTGTTACACAGGGCGAGACAGGCGCGGCCATTGCTCGACGCATCGTTGGCACAGCCCAGCAACGCGGCCGGAATGGTGTGACTCAGATCACAAGGCGCGGAGCCGAGGCCATCACACGCACCGCCGTCAATGCCATCACGAACCAAGCCAAGAGGGAGACCTTCAAGGCCAATTCGGACATCTTTGAAGAGGAGCTGTATGTTGCCACACTCGACGGAAGAACAACGCCGATATGTCGAAGCCTCGATGGGAAGACCTTCCCTGTGGGCGAGGGATCGATTCCACCTCTTCATTTTAACTGTCGTTCTCTCCGGGTTGCTATTCTTGATGGCAACGTCATTGGCCAGCGTCCTGCTCGCCGGTTCACACAGCGTCAACTTCTCGACGAGTATGCTCGGAGTAACGATCTCAGTCGAGTCAGTTCCAGAAACAATCTGCCAAGAGGACACAAGGGTGCCTTTGATCGTTTTGCCCAGCAGCGAAAGCGTGAACTAACCGGCACCGTCGATGCCAAGGTCAGTTATGGAGAATGGCTCAAGCGCCAACCGGCCTCATTCCAGGACGACGTACTCGGCAAGACGAAGGGTCAACTGTTCCGCAAGGGTGACTTATCACTGGACAAATTCGTCAATCGACAAGGCGACGAGCTGACATTGCAGCAATTGGCAACGACTGAGCTTGACGCTTTCCGTAGAGCCGGTCTCGACCCAGACGACTTCGACTAAGTTGTATGGTAATCTGGATCAGGCTCTTCGAGAAGCCTGGCCAAAGCCACTTGACCCGCGTGGGGTCGGCAATACGGTCTCCCATCTATCTCCACTGTGGCATGCTTCATGCAGTGGTCGTGTTGCCAGTCGTCGCTTCGCTCAGCGGCGCGTTTCTTTCGTCGAGCGATGTACTCCTTGGAGTATTCCATCACGTCCACGGGAACGCAACATTGGATGAACGTTGGCTTCGGAACAGGCGGGCGAAGTCTGCGAGCTTCCATTGAAAGATCACCATACGTCATCACTTCTTCTCCGTTTCTGTGCTCCGACACATGCCACTCGCTGAAGCATATGCCGGAGCACACCCTCGACCCGAGGGCTCACAAGTGCCCGCGATAACGGTCGGGCAATCTCAGGTCAGATGATCCACCCTCACCCTTGCGCGGGCCGAGCGTCTCACAACTCGCTAGCTCCGCATGGTGAGACGAAGAGCTTGTCAGATGGATCATCTGACCTGAGGTGAGGGATTCTGTTGCCAAGCTCCCTCGGGCTCCTGTGCTCTACGCTGCCAAGCGGAGGGAACCAACGCCCTCATCATTGTCGTTTGCATTTACAAACTGGTCCTTGACCAAGCATGTCGCGTCCACACTTCCGCCAGAGCAATCGATCCTGGTTCAGCCCCATCATAGAACCATAGAGGGACTTGCACCCAACGCCAAGTGATCAACCTCAGCCTCATCCCTTCTGCTACTCTTTGGATCTCCGCTTACAAGACGCTCCTTGCAAGGAGCGAAATTCCGCAGGCGAGACCCTACAACAGGGAACCTATGACTCTATGGTGGAGCTGGCGGGTACTGCCCCCGCGTCTTGCTCTACCTTCCATGGTCCGAATTACGACCATGTTCCAATCTCTACTTGATACTTATTCAGAAGTAAACTCTTCCCAGTCGCTTGTCAGAAGCCACTCCTGCCCTGTGTCCCCAACCAAGATTGCGTCGCAACCCTCGGGCCAATTTGGATAGTTGACAATTGCCTCGGCTACTTCGAATCCCTCAACTTCCGTCAATAATCCGACGATCACCGTCTCGCTCCGCATATAGTTTCATAGGATTTCCACCTCCCCTCCACAAGGTACCATGAATTTGCCACGCAGCTCCGGGGCCACGTACAGGTTGTCGAACACACCGGAGGCATGCTGCGCGATGAGTGAGTGAAATGCCAAGGTGCCGGCTCCAGTCACCATCGACTCTCCAGACTTGTCCTCTTGGGCAAGCTCCTGGGCCTGTGTTGCATTCTTGCAGAAAATGGTTTTCACTTCTTGTCTCCGTTTCTATGTTCTCAGGATATCCTCAATGTATTAACAAATAGTTACCAATCGCGATTTTATTTCACGAGCCTTCCCCAGCCCCTCACCATATGAGGAACGCCACCTTCTCGGGATGTTCCTGGGAAAGGAATCCGTCTGTGACGAAGAAAGGTTGAATATGCTTAGTGCAATAATGGACACCCTTGATGGTGTCGACGAGAATGTGGCCGCCCTCTACACTGAGAAGGATGGCAAGTTTGAACTCACTGGAATCACTGGAGTCAAGACAGCTGCTGATGTTCAGCGGGTGCAACGAGCCCTGGAACATGAGAAGACAAACCACGCTACAACAAAAGAAGCTGTCTCTGTTTGGGGTGATCTCAATCACGAGGATGTAGTGACACAATTGGACCGCATCTCAGAACTTGAGGCTGCTGCCAAGGGCAAGCTCGATGAGGCCCAGATTGAGGAGATGGTTCAGAAACGTGTTGACGGAACTCTGAAATCTCAAACAGCGCCACTAGAGCGTCAAATTGCAGCCCTCGCCAAGGAACGTGACACCTTTGCGGAACAGAATGCTGGTTTCGTGCAGGCCAACAACACCCGTTCTGTTCGTGACACTGTCATGCAGCAATTGGTCGATGCCAAGGTCATTGAACATGCTCGTGACGATGCGCTTCTCCAAGCTGAGCGCATATTCTCCGTGAGCAAGGATGATGTCACTGGAGAAGTGCTTATTACAGCGGAGGACGGCACAACTCCCAAGGACTGGATCCTTGACATTCAAGCCAAGAACACCAAGCCACATTGGTGGGGTCCGACTCAGGGCGGTGGTGCCAATCCTGGTGGTGGTCGAACTTCCACGGGCGGTGACAATCCTTGGTCCAAGGATGGCTGGAACCTCACCAAGCAAGGTCAGATACTTCGCGAGAAGGGTGGTGAGCATGCGGATCGCATGGCTAAGGCCGCTGGTCATGGCAAGGCCGCTGGCGCGATGCGCCACAACGCAAAGTAATTCACGAGAAGAGTTGAGGGTTGTCATGAAGACGATCCTCAACTAGCATCGCGAATCATCGGGACCCTTCTGTGATTGGTCCATCAACCACAGGAGCACAGGAAAGCAAATGGCTCAGTCCCCACAAACTCTCTCTGACATTGTTGTACCAGAGAATTTCACTCCATATGTTCAAGTGATGACCGAGGAGAAGGCACGACTGGTCCAGTCTGGCGTTCTAGCTCGTTCTCCATTATTGGACGAGTTTCTCTCAGGCGGCGGTCTGACCACTCGAGTTCCCGGCTGGTCTGATCTTGACGCTGATGACGGTGCCACCACAGGCGCAGACCGCGTGGCTGCCGATCTGGGCGCTAATCACTATTCTCTCAGCAATGTTGTTGACGCGGAGGCTCGTGATCCTCTGCCAGACAAAATTGAAGATCTGACACAGGTTGCTGTTCGTCTGTCTCGCAACAAGTCTTGGACCAGCATGGATCTGGCTGCTGCCTTGGCGGGCGAGGATCCGATGGATGCCATCACAGGCCGTGTTGCGTTCTACTGGACTCGACGTCTACAGAAGGCATTCATTGCGACCTGGAACGGTGTCATCGCTGACAACGTTGCCAATGACTCTGGTGACTACCAGAACGATGTCTCTGGTGCAAGCTTCATTGACGGTGTGACGAACTTCTCGGCTGAGGCATTCCTCGACGCCAAGAACACCATGGGTGACTCCATGGAAGATCTCACTGCCATCATGGTTCACTCCGATGTATTCACCCGGATGCAGAAGAACAACCTAATTGACTTCATCCCGGACGCACGGGGCGAGGTCCAGATTCCCACCTTCCTTGGTGCAGAAGTCATCGTCGATGATGGCATGCCCAACACGGGTGGTGTGTACGACAGTTGGCTCTTCGGTTCGGGTGCCGCTCAACTTGGTATGGGTTCTCCGAAGGTCCCAACCGAAGTTGATCGTCTCCCAGGTGCTGGCAACGGCTCTGGCCAAGAGGTTCTCTACTCCCGTCAAGAGTATTGCGTCCACCCAGTTGGCCACGCCTTCAACCAGGCGCTTGGCACCTACACACCGAGCGGTGGTCCGGCGAACACCGATCTTGCGAACGCTACCAGCTGGGACCGAGTGTACCCTGAGCGCAAGCAGATCAAATTTGCTCGTCTGCTTACTCGCGAAGCATAATCTGAAGGAGGGCGGTTCACCGTATGGGGGCTGCCCTCCCCAGCATTCTATTGGAGTCAGACCATGACAGGCACATCACGCATTCGCCGACCAAGGCATCGCAGTTTCAAGGGCCTGTTAAGACAACGTCTTGATCACACCTTGGACAGTCTCACAGTAGGTGCAGCCCCTGTCTTGGAAGAATTCACATTCACGGTCGATGACACCGCCAACACACTGACAATCACTGGTCAAGACCAGATTCCCAATGGCACTCGTGTCATCTTCAATGGAGATGACTTGGCGGATCCTCTGGAGGAGGGTACTCTCTATCACATCATGGATGCTGGCCTTGACCTGTATGCCGTGTACAACTCACTCGAGGATGCAGTCCTCGGACAGAACCCAATTGATTTCGTTGACGTGGGCTCCGGTACACAGTCGATGACAATACTGGAGAATTAGAATGATGGAAATCAAGGACGCTTTGGCAAAACTGGATCACAAGAATGACGATCAGTGGACTGCCGATGGATCCCCGCGCGTTGATGTGGTCGCCGCGATGGTTGGCAATGAAAAGTTGACACGCAAAGACATCACCAATGCATCACCCAACTTTGTTAGAGACGCTGAAAATGGCCCCTCTCCATCTGAGGATGATGTCGAGCAAGAGACCGAGGTGTCAACTGGACAAGAACAGCAACCTGCAGTTGTTCAATCACCAGATGTTGAAGAGGCCATTGAAGAAGATTTTGAAGACAAGACACCGACCTGTCTTCAAGAGGCCCTTGAACTTACCGGATCTGACTTCGTTGAAGATCGAGACTTGTTTGAGCCATCTCTCAAGTTCATGGATGATGAAATGATTGAGATTGAACGTGAACGTGTTCGGCTCATGGAGCGTCAGAAGTTCATCCAACAGCGTCGTGCGCAACTGGCCCAACACCAGATCAATACAGAACCTCGTGGCAATGCCAAGTCCAGTTGGCTCAAGCGTCAGAATGAGATTCGCGCTGCCAAGGCAGAGCGTGCCCGTCGATTCTTCGAGGGCAGTGGTGCATCACCAGATGAGGTCCGCGAGGCGTTGAACGTCCGTTCTCCTATTGACAATGCAATGCGAGGTCGCAAGACAACACTTGGCTCACAACGACCTCAGCGTCAGATCCAGGAGTAGGGCTCATGGTTCGCGCTCTAGAGCCGCTGCGCTCTGAGGCGTTCACGGAGCACCAGCAGGCGGCGTTCTTTCATTCTCGGGAACGTCGTCGTTCGCTGGCCGGCATCCCGGAGCTCTATCGGACGCACCGAGTTTTCGGTGGAGGTGTCATGGAGGTGGCCTCCTTGGACACTGCAGCGCTCTTCCCGGATCGCTCCAGACCAATAACATTTCAAACTGCGATAGAGATCACAGGTGGTGCACCCTCTGCAACTGTCTTCTCATTGGGCACCGCCACCTTGACAGTTTCCGGTTCTCAAATAACGTTTACATTTGGGGCGTTGACGGCGACTTTTGACAACACTGTTGTATTGCCAATTGGACTTCAGTTGGATTTGACTGTCTCAGTGAATCCAGGTGCCGGTATTGCCAGATTGTGGGGCAATGGACAAGAGTTGGCTCGTGTTTCTAGCACACCCATTACCGAGTGGTCTGATGGGGCGGTCGGTTCCTTTGCCACGCCCGTGTCCGATATCATTGTCCTTGAACCTCTGTCAGTATACCAAGGTCAAAAACCACGCCACATGAACTAGGAGCGATTGTGATGTCGACACAGATTCAAGAGCTTAGGTCAACCTTGACAGAAGCCCTGCGGCTGGTTGATGGACTGGAACAACCTGTCATCAAAAGACGTGTCTTGACTGAAGAAATGCCAGAAATAGGTGCAAACTTCGATGTCAAAGAGGACATGTTCGACGATGAGATAGTGTCCAGAATCGCGTATGGGGATGTGAGTGGATTTCGTCTTCACATGGGACCTTCTCATTTGAGTCATGCCGATCCCATGTTTGTTCCCGGTGGGATGAGTTCGCACATTCACACTTGGGTGGGAAATACAGAGCTCAACAAAGACACCACATATGAAAGTCTTCGACTCAATGGTGTGAGTACTGGAGAAGGTCGCCGAATCAACAGGTCTGCCTATGGGCTGTCCACATTGACGGCAGAAGATGAATTTGGTAGATTCTGGTATCTTGTTCCCAACGACATCATAATGTATTACAAGCAGTATGGTTTGATCCATAGATTCTGGAAGGACAATCCAGAAGCAATTCGTTCAAAGCTCCCTCGTGGACTTCAAATGATGGGTGGTATCAAACACTACTCCAAAGATGAGTGGTCCCGTCCTCAGGTGAGTCCTGTCCAGGTCGGCGATGGAGGTTTTGAGGGATGGGGTTTGGACGAGGCCCTGGAAGACTGGCAGACAGGGGAAACATTGCGTATCTCTATTGCATTTCCAGACAGATGGGATGGAAAGCACAGCATTGTTCCAGACAATGTTGAACACATGCGATACGGCAAATATGATAGCAATACTGGGCTGCCAATTGTTGAGGACAGTCACAAGCATGTGATTCCGACAGTCACTCAGGTGGCACTTTATCAAAAACCGCCGAGCATTAACATAAAGAGACTGTGGCAGTCTTCTGATCTCTTTAATGCAGAAGACGAGTTGCTCCCACCGGGGGCCTCAACACACGGCTACTTCATGGAAGCTTGGTTGGACAGTGCCCGTGAAATGATCAGCGACATAACTTTTGAAAACAACTACACCTATTCCAATGGAATCTATGGTCCGCGTCCGGGTTCAACAACAGGACCAAGATTGAGGTGGCGGGACGCATCTACCCACATGTCCACAGAGCCTATCCTTCATGGCTCAGTTCTCTAGAAAAACACAAGCTGCCCTCTATTATGCTAGGAAACGACGCCGCTCTCTGGCTGCCTCAGTGCGTCTACATCGCACAGTCAACGTTCCAGTAGACTCATCGCTACCTACACCTTTCACTGATTCACAGCTCAATCGTGGTGTGACCTTCAAGACGAAGATCGACTTGTCGGGTCCCACAGGAACACTCTTCTCCTTGGGCTCATCGGTGGTTGTTAATCGCACTACCACCTCTGTGATTGTGACGTGGCGAGGCAACGTGATTGCAGATGTTGCACAGCCGATGGTGGATGCTGAGTGGGACCTTGTCATCGCACTTGTTCCAGGCATCGCCCAGAGTAGGGTCTGGAATCAGTATGGAGAATTGGCACGCAACCAGCTTACCGGTCCTCCTTTCACAACGCTTGCTGATCCTGGAGACGTTCTGCAGGCCTCTTCGTTATTGCTTGAAGGCGTCTCAGTCTATGCGTGTCAAGTGCCTCGACACTTCCACCCAGTTCCTCAGATTGAGGTTGTGCAGATTGTTGATAATCTGCTCTTCAACCTCACAGCCGCTCACTTCCTACCGGGCTTCCAAAGTCCAAAGTTTGAACCTTAATTCACCATTCGTGTCAGCCGTTGTGCTGAAACCGATGACACCTTATTGAAGATTGCAATTATTCATTAGAGGTGTACAGATGACATTTGTCCCAGCAGATTGGTCCATCACTCGTTCGACGGGCAATATTCGTTACATTGGCGATGCTCATGGTGGTGCATCACCCTCCTATGCAACCGTGATCGAACTTCACCGTGCACTTCAAGATTTCGCCGACGATGAACAGAGTGCGGGCGACGATGAGATCGCAATCATCGACCAAACCCCCTCGGATCGGGGCGGTGTTGATACCAACATCACCTTGCTTGGCATCTACAACATCGACCAAACCGCTTCTGAGCATCTCTATGATGGATCCATCACACAGGCCGCTGGTGCTGAGATCTATGACGGCATTCAGGTTTTTGGCAATTCGACCTCTATCCAACTTAC